CTTCTTCCATTTATTAAGATTGGTGATATTGTTACATTAACCAGTATTTACAATCAACCAGATAATCTAACCCCAACCAGTGATGTGTACAAAGTAATTGCTATACAACACACAGGTAATTATGAAGGTGAAGATTGGACAACAACATTAGATATTGAATCAACCACTGGTTATAGAATTGCCACATAACAATAGAGGATTTCTATGAACAGTAATGCAGAGAAGGGTTGGCGTTCAACCCTAGACTCTTGGTTTGATAGTAAGATATTAAATGTACATACAAGCTTCCCAGCGGTCATTGAAGCCATTAACGATAACAATACTGTTGATGTGTTACCCTTGGTTAAAACAAAGCTCTCAGACGGCTCTCAGAAGCTTTATACCACTATCCCTGATGTTAGATTACAAATATACTCAGCTAATAAAGGTGACACATTTATAACAGTCCCTATTAGTATAGGTGATAATGTATGGGTGTTTGTGAGTGAGAGAGATGTAGTTAATGTAATGGATAGTGATGGACAATCAGCTAAAGACTCTACCACACTGACCACACATGACTTATCTGATTGCTTCTGTGTACCGTGTTTCAGTGTTGATGATAATGCAATCCCAATTGACCCAGACAATATTGTTATCTCTAATAGAACAACAAAGATAACAATTAAAGAATCAGAAGTGGTTATAGAAACTAATAATTATAAAGTGGTTGCAGATAGTGCTGAATTTGAAGTAGATTCATTTAATGTAACCTCATCTTCATTCACACATAATGGTACTGATGTTGGTGCTACTCATATTCATTCTGGAGGAACAATTGACGGTCTTACAGGAGTGCCAGAAGTATGATGGATTTTAAATTAGGGAGTGATGGAGATTTATTATTTGAAGATGGTAAGTTCACATTATTAACTACAATACAAGAAGCTGTTAGACAACGTATACAAATAAGGTTACAAACATTCCTAGGTGAATACTTCTTAGATACATCAGTTGGACTTCCATATAGACAACAGATATTTAATAAAGGGTTGTCTAAGGTTGAGGTTGATGCCCTGTTCATTCGTGAGATTAATAAAGACACTGATGTAATACAAGTGATTGACTTTAGTTCAACACAGGTTGGTAGAGCTTATTCACTTAACTTTGAAGTGTTGACCACAGACGGTTTACTTCGCGTAAACCTCCCAAGTATCACTCCTAATGATGAAGTTGATTATAATCCTGCTAATGACTTTGTTATCAGTCCTAGCTGTCGCACACAAGGTATTATGTCTGGTGGTGATGGTGACATAACTACATCCCACACTTTCCAAGAGATACTTGATATTACGGTTAACGAAAGTTTGCCAGAAGATATATAAATTTAATTAATAGGGAATAAAATGGCTAACAATGATTTTGACCTTCCAAGACCAACAGTTCCAGTACCAAGTTCATCTAGCATTGTTGCCAATGATAACTCCAAGGTACTGGATTATGTTGTTAATAGTGATGGAACTGTAGTAACACGTACAGGGAAAACAATACCAACCTTAGATAAAGTATTAAGTGGATTAACCCTTGATGCACTAGGCTATGCCCCAACCCCTGTTAACGGCGGGGTATGGGCTTCAGGTCAAGAATTCAACTTCTACAATCAATACATGATTTACGATGGTGAGGCTTACAGCCCACTACCTGCAACAATCTTACCTTACACTGTCGGCGGGGTTCCTGATTTGGGGTTTGTTTATCAGATTAGGCTGAATGATCACGCAGAATTATCAGGTAGAAACCCTGCCGATGGGTCTGCTCATAATGCTGACGATATAAAATACGCTACAAGTGGGCTAACTGTAGATGCCGAAATTAGCAAAAATAACATTAAACTATTAAGCATTTATCCATCTACAAATAAAACACTTTCTAACGCTCTAGCTAAGTTAATAAACAACGAGGCGATGACAGTTGCATTTATCGGAGATTCGCTGACTTACGGACTGGATGTAGTAACTGGCACTGGGGCACCGATTAACGGAAGTGGAGACGCAAGAGCTTTAACTCCGTTCCCTGAGTCTTTTGGCTCAGCTATGCAGAAGATTTACCCAACACTATCCGTCTTAAATAAAGGTTTCCCTGGTGATACTACTAGAGAGTATACAGCAAGATGGGGTGCATCTACTGGTTCAGATATATCGTTTATCATGTATGGAACAAACGATGCTATAGCTGTCGGATCTGATAGTAAAGTTCCCGCGTCAGAGTATGAGATAAACCTAGTTGAAATAATCAAAAATGAACAATCAAAAGGGTCTGCTGTAATACTGCTAATACCACCTAGATTTCTTGAGCCTAACTACAGTTTGGTTAAAGCCAGACAGCAATATATACGCACTTTTGAAAATATAATTATTAAAATTGGACAGCAATTCGGTATACCTGTTTTTAATACCGCTGAATTGATTGCAAGTATGGGAGAGCAAGCGTTTTCAGACGGAGTTCACCTAAATGCTATGGGGTATAACGAGCTAGGGTATAACTTGAGTGCGTCACTACTCCAATTGACAGTTAACAAAAACTCACTATCTGTTGGCGACAGGCTGGAAGTTAAAGCAGGTAACATGCTTGGCTTGCAAACAGCGGACGCAAGCGGCAATAGATTAATGACACTAACTAGCACTATCAACGCAGCTATAAGCGGGTATTTTGAAGAGGACTGTGCTATAGAGTTTACGATTAGATACAGTTCAACAGTGGGTGGAACTCAAAGAGTTAAAGCTATGATTTCTGGGGGAGCAAGTCGGAACGGTGCAATGTACAGAGACTCAGTAGCTATAGCGTCAAGCGGGACATTATCAAGTGGGTACTCTGACACAATCCCAAAAGGTTACAGGACTATAGTTTTCTCAGTGACATCAACAACGACAACGGCTTACCTCGATTCTGTTAGAGTTATATCTCCAAGTGATATTCCGCTTCTTGACTCTAATTTTATATCAAATGATGGTATGACTACAAACAGTGCACTATCAAATCTTGCTGTAACTAACTCAACTGGATCAAAATGGATTGTAGACAGAAGTAAAAATTTAAGAGGTGACTATATAGTTGAATCATCACTTGATGGGGTTGTTGTAGAGCCGTACTCTATGGGTATATCACTTATTTTCGACTATAGCCAAGACACTGGAGCAGTAGACAGATATCTGTCGGTGCTTAGAGTTATAGGTAACAGACTTTTTGTCAGATATAACGTAGCGGGTTCTAACGTTGATACTGTATTCACTGGAGCTTTTACGTCTGCTAGTGTTTCATCTATAAAAGTAGTCAGGGAGTCTAACGATTTCAAGATATACGCTGAAAACATATTGATAACAACTATTTCAATATCTGCGTACAAGTCAGCCCAGATGTCGCTTTACGTTAGTGGAGCTCAATCTTACACATCGACATTTGTTAAGTATTTTAACTAATCACCAACACAAAGACGGCTATCAATGATCCGTCTTTTCCAACAATCACATTACAACGCGATTAACAGTCATAATCTGACCTTCAAACCATCGAGTAACCACACGCATGTTTCTGGGCGTGTGGTCTTTGAATATATGCAATATACTTGACGCACGAATATCACTATGGCCTTGCTTTAATAATTCAACTCTAGATAAATTCATAATCACCTCACAACCCAAAAGGAAAACCAATGGCAAGTGGAATCACAGAAAATGGTTTCCAAAGGAAAACACTTCAACAATTAATAACATCATTAAATTCCCGATTCACTTCTAAGCTTGGTACATGGAACCAATCTTCTAATTCAGTAGAGGCACAATTCGTCTCAGTGTTTGCAGAAGAATTAGACCAAACTTGGCAAGGTATGGAAGGGGTGTATAGCTCTCAGACATATAGTGGAAGTGAAGGCGTTTATTTAGATGATATCATATCCCAACAAGGTGTCTTCCGTAAAGGTAAATCAAAAGGTAGTGGTGAGGTTGTTGTATTCGCCAATCTTCCAACTACAACAACTAATTATTTAATTACAGCAGGACGTAGTGTTAGTGGAAGTAATGGTATTACATATACAACTTCTACAGAGAAAACAGTTAATAGTCTGATGTCTTGTTATAGACTTAAAGCCTCTACAATCACTCAAGGTGTTACATACACATTCACAATGTATAATGTGGAGAGTGTTTCAGCTAATACATTCACATGGACTGCTGGTGACTCAGATGACATTGATGAAATGCTAGTTGCCCTATCACAGTTTGCCAATGTTAACATCACTAAGCTAGACCAACCTGCATATTATAACTTCACAGATAGGACATTATATATTGGTTTTAATAAGGATGTCAATAACAATCCATTACCATTATCTAAAGCAAACCTTTCAGTAACAACCTCTCCTGTTATTGGTGAAGCTGGTTATCGTATTGCTTGTACAGCAAATACCGCTGGATTCTACCCACTAAACATTGGTGAAGCCTCTGGACTATCTCCATCATTCACTGGGTTTGTAGAAGCAACTAATTGGTTAACCTTCTCAAGTGGTAGTGATGTGCAGACAGACTCACAGTATAGAGCTTCATATGAGAATATTGATGGTGTTAGTTTAAGTGGAACTCCTGCTAAGATTAAAGCTGAAGTGTTAGCTGTAGATGGTGTCATAGACGCTGAGATATTCCAGAACCCCACTAAAGATTATTTATATGACCTTAGTAACAATATAGTGTGTGAACCATATACATACAACGTAGTTGTATTAGGTGGTGATGAAGAAGAGGTTGCTCAAGCTATTGGTGATAATGCCCCAGTTAATGTTAAACAATATGGTACAACTCAGATTAGCTACACAGACGATCAAGAGAACGTTATTGATGTTGAATTTACTAAAGCTACATACTTTAATTATGCTGTAGATATTACATATCAAACTAAAGATGGTACATACTTAACTGATGTAGAGAAAGCAGAAGTCGGTGAGTTGATGATTGAATTAACAGATGAACTTGATATCGGTGGGACTATACCATTAGAACAAGTACAAGCATCTGTGTATCGTGCTATATCATTCAAACGTTTAAAAACTGCATCTGTACAGCTTAAGGATATCACTAATGTTGGAGGCCAGTTTGTTAACTCTGACTTAATCCCTAGATTTAGTCAGAAGCCACAGTTGTTATATGTGAATTTAACATTCAACAAAGCATAAGGAATATATGATATGGCAGACACAGCCAATAAAATTAAGCTTGTTGATAATAGGGTTGAACTTGCCAAGTCATATCTCCTGTATCAATTCCAAGATAAAGAAGTCATCAACAAGATAGTTGAGGCTCTCGTAGAGGAGATACAAGAGGTTGAGAATGTCATTATTGATATGCAAGACTTACGCACTCTAGAGAACGCTACAGGGACTCTGCTGGATAACATTGGAAACAAGCTCAAAGTTAACCGCAACAATCTAGATGATAATGATTATAAAACTGCTATTAAAGTGAGGATATTACGTAAATCTAATAGAGGCACATATGGTGATATTGCTAATGTCTTTAGGTTATTAACTAGAGATGATAACCCAATAATTAAACAGACACACCCATATGTAGTGGAGCTTACTGCTGTTCTTTCTTGTATATCCCAAACCACTGCTGGTATTGATGAAGTGTTGGCTTTGTTCCCTGTAAACACTGGAGTTAGGCTAATTGATAAACCTAAACGACCATTTGGGTTTGCTGGTAATCCATTAGCTTTCCCTTTAAGTAGTATAGCTTTTGAAACACCACAGGGGCAGATGTCTAGTCTTATCCGTACTGAATTTGGTGTGTATGATGACCCTAGATTCCAAAGAGTTGAGACCTATATCCCTCCAGCAAACAACCCACCAGTCCCAACTATATCCCCATTCCTAGAATATGCATCTCTAGATGAAGGAAGTGTTCTTACTATTAATAAAGGTGAGTGGACAGGAGTAGACCCTATCACTTATTTATATCAGTGGTTTGTTGATGGACTTGCAGTAGACGGGGAAATAACACTCACATACACATTACTAGCTGGAGATATAGATAAGTCAGTTTATTGTAGAGTGATAGCAGAGAATAGTGATGGAACATATATTGCTAATAGTAATTCAGTCTCTTACACAGTGGAACCTACAGGTGGTATCGTGAGTGGCT